CCTCTGGCCGCCCCCGGGCAAATCTGAATCACAGGTTGAGGCACAAAAACCTTTAAATGGACAGGAGATGGAAGAATGAAAATACTCGATATTCTTAATTCGCCCTGGGCAATACTTCCAGAAAGGCTCAACGAAATTCAGGAGATCTACTTCACCCATCTTCGGGGAGAAAAGATCGACCTTAAATTGATTGAAGCCCAGACCGGAAAAGAATTGAAGAGAGAGGAGCAAGGTTACGAGAAACATGGGATGGTGGCCGTTATTCCCATCGACGGGATCATCGCTAAAAAGATGAATCTGTTCATGAGGATCAGCGGCGGGGCCTCCACTCAAATGATCGAGCGTGATTTTAAAGAGGCCATGGCTGATCCAGATATATGGGCGGTTATATTTAATATTGACTCTCCCGGAGGAGCGGTCGATGGCACTCAGGAACTTGCACAAACCATTTACTCTAATCGCGGGTCGAAACCCATTATTGCTTTTACCGATGGAATGATAGCCTCTGCCGCCTACTGGATCGGATCAGGCGCCGATCGGGTAATTATTTCCGGCGATACGGTAGGCATGGGGTCTATAGGCGTGGTGGCCCAGCACGTAGATTATTCCAAAGCCTATGATCAAAGAGGCATTCGGGTGACAGAGATTACGGCTGGCAAATATAAACGAATCGCTTCGGAATATTCTCCACTTTCCGAAGAGGGAAGGGCGACAATACAAGCTATCGTTGATGACATCTATACCGCCTTCGTCAACGATGTGGCTAAACACCGAAACGTCTCGGTGGATGACGTTCTCGGAAAAATGGCGGACGGAAAACTTTTCATTGGAAAAAAAGCAATCGATGCGGGATTGGCGGACGGTGTTTCTACCCTTTCGGCATTGATTGATGATTTGAACCAGAAAGGTAGGCCAGCATATACACGGGCAATGGTTGAAAAGAAAATTCAATCATTAAAAAGAAAGGAGGAGTAAAAATGGATAGTCTTATAACGAAAGAGAGCCTGAGAGAAGCTTACCCCGAATTACTGGCAGACATTGAAGTTGTCGCCTTTGACAGAGGGGTTGCGGAGGGCATTAAACAGGGCATGACGGACGGGGCATTAGCAGAAAGAAACCGAATCCGGTCGGTAGAGGATCAGCTTATCCCCGGTCATGAGCAGTTAATTCAGTCTCTGAAGTATGATGGCATTACGACAGGGCCGGAGGCGGCAGTTAAGATTCTTACTGCTGAAAAGAAGATCCGTATCGATATGGCGGCGGCCATTAGCGCCGATGCCATTACTCCGGTTAATCAGCCAGCTCTGCCGGTTGGCGGAGAGGGTGTTGATTCGAGTCTCCCGGTTGAGGAGAGAGCAAAAATCAAATGGGATAAGTCTCCCGAGTTGAGAGAAGAGTTTAACAAAAACTTTGACGCCTATCTTGCTTGGCTTAAACAGAGCGAGGCCGGGAACGTCAGGATTCTGAAGAAAGAGAAAGGAGGTAATGAATAATGACCACAAGAGCGAGCGATATCGCAAGAAATTTTGAACTGGGGACGATCAACGAAATTCCGGTGATCGCTTCAGATATCATCTATGAAGGGTCTGCCGTCGGCATTGTGGATGCAAGCGGCCATGCAAGACCTCTAACCTCGGCGGATAAATTCGTCGGTTTCGCTGAAAGTAAGTGTGACAACTCCACAGGGGCGGCAGCAGCCAAAAACGTGAGGGTCAGAAAAAGCGGACTGGTTCAGCTTTCCGTATCCGGTGCGGTGATCACGGATGTCGGACAGCCGGTTTACGCCTCCGATGACGATACGTTCGTTTTTACCCCGACGAGCGGAATCTTTATCGGGTTCGTTCATCGGTTTGTAAGCTCCGGAGTTGTCGTTGTGGCTTTCGATGTTGACAACTTCATCGATCCTTATGCCGGGAAAACTCTGGAGACTGTAACCGCCGACGTCACAATCGACGCAACAGACTCGGGTCGTTGTTTCTTCGTGACGACTGACGCCAAAATCATTACCCTTCCGGCGGTCGAGGGAATTACCGGCGTTCAGATTGTCAATGGGGCGGCCTTTGGCACGGTTGCAGTCACCGTTTCTCCCAATGCCAACGACATGATCGAAGGTCCTGGGATTACTGCGGCTGACAATAAGGATATCGTCAATACGAAAGCGACGGCTCGCCGAGGCGATTATATCCTTCTCGAATATGGCGACGCCAACGGTTGGTCCATTAACAAAATGGTCGGGACCTGGGCAAGAGAGGCATAACCATAGCCCTTATCCGGGCATAAATGAAAGGAGGTAACAATCGATGGGTGCAAAAGAATTAGGATCAAGAGCGATTATCGGCGAGTTTTACGCTCGCCTGGAGCAAAACATCGGGGCGGAGTGGATCGATCTGACTTCGATGCTTTTTCAGAGCGATCAGGAATCAGAAACGTATAAATGGCTTGGAATGGCTCCTGCCATGAAGGAATGGGTAGGAGGTCGTCAGGCCAAAGGATTCCGAGAGAATGGAATTACCATTATTAACAAAAAATATGAGGCCACCCTTGAAGTCCTTCTTGATGAGCTTCGAAGAGACAAGACCGGACAGATTCTGGTCAGGGTGAGAGAGATGGCCGACCGAGCAAACGCTCATTGGGCATCTCTTTTATCAACGCTCATTCTCAATGGGCCATCCACGACCTGCTATGACGGACAGTATTTCTTCGATACCGACCATAGCGAAGACGATTCAGGCACTCAGGACAATGATCTGAGTATCGACATCTCGGCACTGCCCTGCGAGGTTCATGGATCTATAACCATTCCGTCTACCGAAGAAATGCAACTCTGCATTCTTCAGGCAATCCAGGCGATTATCAGTTTTAAAGATAATCGAGGAGAACCGATGAATGAGACTGCAAAAGATTTCTTGGTGATGGTTGCCCCAACGCTATGGGCTCCCACTGTTGCCGCCTGTAAAAACCTTCAGCTTGCAACCGGCGTCACTTCGGTTCTGCAGGCGACAGGCTTTGCAGTCAAACCCGTGGCTAATGTGAGGCTGGCCACTTGGACGACATCCTTCCCGGTGTTCAGGACGGATGGAAACGTCAAGGCGTTTATCCGTCAGGAGGAGGTACCGATTCAGGTCGATGCCATTGCAGAGGGTTCCGAGCTTGAATTCAAGGAGCACAAACACAATTACGGCATCTGGGCAAGCCGAAACGTGGCTTATGGATATTGGCAGCATGGTTGCTATGTGACCATGACCTAATATCCAAGATCTCAAAAAATCGAGCGGGGGATGCAAATCCTGCATCCTCCGCACTTTATCAGGGAGGTTTTATGAAATTTTTTAGAACCGAAAGTACGGTGAAGTTTCCATCCGGAACAATTCTTGGTTTGAATGATGCCCAATCAAAACCCCGTCTTTTATCAAAAAGCATCCGGGCAGGAAAAGGCGGGAAGTTTGAAGTAATCACGGAAGTTGAATTCAAAAAAGGGGAGACCATAGGTCTGGAGGGAGCGATCCCGAAGGTGTTGCTCTCCAAATTTACAGCGATTGAAGAAGAAAAGAAAAAATGACGACCCTTCGTGAAGACATTATCGACGATCTCGAAACCGTTGTCACCGATTGGGATGATGTCACCTGGAATGCAGTTACATTCAAGGGCATTTTCCATAACGAATACGAACCGGCGACATTATTTGACGGGCAGATCGAGAGTCGGGCCTCCTATGTGGAGGTAAGGGATTCTGACATTACCGGTATCGTGCATGATGCGACAATAACGATCAATGCCGTAGTCTATAAAGTGAAAGAGATCAAACCCAGCGGATTTGGTATGACGATATTAGTTTTATCAAAAGATTAATGGAGGCAACGCCATGAAACTGAAAAAATGGGAATTTATAATTATCTTTATCATCCTTCTGGTGGCCGTTGGTATTGGATGGGCGATTGATGAAACAGTGACGGTATCGATGACACCCAAGGCATTGACCGCAGCCAATTATGGGACGTTTAATAAAGGATTGGCCTGCGTTGAGGGAATGCAATTCGCTTTACCCTTGATGGTATTACTACGCCAACATCCGGGACATCTGGAGCGGGGATTAAAATAGAATTTGTGGATTTAACAAAGAGGTACTAACGTGGAAATCAAAGGATATAAATATATCGCCCATAAAATCGTTCCCCGTCCCTGGGGGATAGAGGGTAGGTTTACTGTTGCAAGATTGACAGACGATTCTCACATCAACGATATTGCCATGCTTAAAACTGGCAAAGAGGATGAGAAAGAAATAGCCCTTGCGATTGAGGATAGATTGTCCCGCATAGACATTCCAGTTGAGTATAAAGAGCCTGAACGAATCTATACTGAAACAGAGATCAAATCCTTGTTGGTTGAAAAGGGATATTTGCAGAAAACAGAAAAGATCGAGGATTTAAAAGTATTGAGTGAGTTAACGGCGGAGGAGATAAAACTATAAATGGGAACAGCAGTATCAAACGCATCGGGGAATTGGTCAGACGATATTTGGGACGGTGGGGCTGGTGCAGATGGTAGACCTGCTGATGGAGATGCAGTTACCATATCCGCAGGTCACAATGTCTTGATGAATGCCGATTTATCTGCCTGGACAGGTTGCCTAACAGTTACCATCACTGGTGGTGCTACGCCAGGAATGCTCTACTTTAAAAATGGTACGGATGGACATCTTAAAATTCGCACTGGCTACAACCTCGTTGGGACTACTAATACTAACAGAGGAAGGTTGCTTGCCAACTCCGATGGTGCCTGGGCGACTACTTCTCCGCTTCAATTTTCTAATAAAGCCATCATAGACCTTCAAGGAACATCAAAGATTGATGCCACAAACCTCGACATTAGGTTAAGAGCCACTCATCCAACGAATTGGATGGTTCATACATACGGGACAAAGTACGAGTTTAACGCAGCTACGGCTGTTACTCCCGCTACTGATGTGATTGATTTGGGAGTGGCACCCCCAGCAGCAGGAACGGCAGTAACATTTGTTCCTCTTGCGGGTGCGACACTTCCGACAGGTCTCCTTGAGAATGCGATTTATTACGTTCGATCCGTCTCTGGTAATACCTGCAAGGTTGCTCATCAAAACAGTGATGCTACCATAGCCGACATTACGGCTGTAGGGTCTGGCACGGTTGCTATGCTCACGGGGTATGCTTCGGGTTCTGCTACGGTTAATGTCCTTCAGGACGTAACGGCGGACACCCCGTGGACGACTGTGAGTGGGCATAACAGAGTTGTTCTGGTGGATTCAGGCCCTGCAACTTACGACCAGCAAAGATTGACCCTTTCAACAATCAATGCCACAAGTCTGGTTCTTTCCGCCGTGACAGATTCCGCCCAGTTTCCTGGCGCAAGGATAAGTCTTGCATCAAGAAATGTTTCTGTAAGGTCAGCAGGGACATCTGAATCTCAACCCATCATAGACTTTGGTGCTGCAACTTTTACCGGATGTATCTTTGATTGTGAGATTGGAAACACGGCAGGTTCAGGAACGACTTTTTATGGATACGGAATCAATGCAGGAAGTTCCCATACCAATTCGGGAGTGATCTGGGGCTGTAACCGTGGCATAAATTATGGTTCTGGTCATACTAATTCAGGTTCTATCTTTGGTTGCAGTTATGGCATAAATTATGGTTCTGGTCATACCAACTCAGGTTCTATCTTTGGGTGTGAGCATGGCATAATTTATGGTTCTGGTCACACCAATTCAGGTTCTATCTTTGGGTGCAGTTATGGCATACATTTTGGTTCTTGTCACACCAACTCAGGTTCTATCTTTGGGTGTGAATATGGCATATATTATGGTTCTTGTCACACCAATTCAGGTTCTATCTTTGGGTGCGGTTCTGGCATATATTATGGTTCTGGTCACACCAATTCAGGTTCTATCTTTGGGTGCGGTTATGGCATAGGTTATGGTTCTGGTCACATCAATTCAGGTTCTATCTTTGGGTGCAGTTATGGCATAATTTATGGTTCTGGTTTGATTAACTCCGGAAGTATCAAAAATAACCTATACGATTTTTATTTTCCCGTCGGTAAGGTTATCATGAAAAGCGGTTCCGTCTCTACAATGGTTCTGAGAGACAGAAACGTTTCTGGCAATCCAAGCCGAATCAGTTGGGAGAATTACAACGGTACTATAAATTCCCACCGTGTAACAGATGCCTTCGGGGATGTACTAAAAACCGCCTGCAATGGAACCGGAGATGCCCCTTCTCAAGACCCTGATGGCGG